TTATTCCTTCTTTTTCTTTAGCATAATGAGTAATTAACGCATTAGCGTTTGCCCCACGATTCCAACCTTCTTTTGCTTGTATTGCATGAGTTAATTCATGCAACATGGTTGATGTAGCATCGCTAGGACTTAAATTTTCCCGCAAACTAATAAAATTTTTATTTTGATTAAATGCGCCTTTTATTGGATTTTCTGCGCTATGTGTTTTTATTGTAATATCACCCAAATCTGGATAAGCTTGTAAAAGTTCAGGATGATGTAATACGTCCTTTACAGTAACTTTATCTTTTGACCAAATACCATCTAAACTAGCTTTTCTATAAGTTTCACCAAAATTTTCGCCATCTTTCATTGTGGCAAATTTATCTATTATTTCTTGTCGCCATTGATTATCTAAGCCACGGGCCATGCCAGTTGTTTCATGTATTTGCTGTGGTGTAGCGCCTTTGGCTTCCATTTTTCCAGCATTAAAAGCCATTTCCCTATCCCATAAAGCAGATTCAGGGCCAATCATACTTAAACCTACGGGTTTACCCTTAACAAATGGGGCAAAGTTAGCCGCAATAGCTACTGGTTCGCCTTGTTGATAACCTTCTTCATATCCAGCATTTTTGGGATTTAATACACCACCGCCGTATGGACTTTGTGGTGGAAGTCCTGTTGCACCAGCGGCAAATCCTGTGGCTTGAGGCATACTGTTGTTTCCAAACAACTGTGTAAATGCTTGTGGATTTGTTACAAATCTGGCTACGTTTTCAGGAAGTTTACTGATTGTATTAGCAATATCTTGCAAAGACGTGGTGCCATCATAATTAATGGCAGAATTTAGAAGGTCAGATAAATCAGGCATGGCTAATTTTAAAGGACTTCTATCATTACATCAACGCCGCCGCCTTTTCTGATTTCACCACGTTGAATCATCAAAACGTCTATTTGGCCGTCATTGTCATATACTCCAGCATCTTCTAAGGCATCCAATACTGCTTTAAGTCTATTATCTAAATCGGTAACTATTTTTGACCGTGGATATAGCCAAAGCGTAACTTCTAAACGTTGGTTATTATACTTTGGTACGTTTTGTGCAATAACGCACTCTGATACCGCAGTCTTAAATTCTCGCCCAGCTTTGCTTAAAACGGTATTGCCACGAAAGTTACGCCAATAAGTGTTTACAGATGGCGGATAAGGAAGTTTAATAACGGTCATAGTAAGTATTTGATTCTTAATAATGTTTTGGTAGTATTGCACAAACTTCTTAAAAAGGTAAGTTATGGCTAACCCAGGGTTATCACGTGAACAAATGCAAGAAGCGGTTAATGCTTTTGCAAAGACTGGCAGTAAAACAGAAGCGGCCAAATTAATAGGCATAAATCCAAATACATATTCTACAAGGCTTAGGTCAGCATATTCCGCTGGTATTACGCCTACTGTAGCAGTTGCCAATAAGGAAATTAATGCTTTGTTAGAAGCAAAAGACAAAATCAGGCAATTAGAAGCAACAATTCATGCCCATGAAGAAAATACGTTGACGGCTGAATACATTAAATCAACCATTTTAAAAATGACTAAAAAGGAAGTATCACCACCTAATTGGCTGGTACGTCCAAACAAAAAGAAAAGAAGCGCTGGTGTTCCTACATTAATGGCATCAGATTGGCATTGGGGTGAAGTAGTTGACCCAAATCAAATTAATGGAGTAAATGAATACAACGTAGCGATTGCACAAGACCGTGCAAGGGTAATGATTGAAAAAACAATTGATTTGTTAAAGAATCACGTAGCGTTGACTGATTACCCTGGCATTGTGTTTGTGCTGGGTGGCGACATGGTATCTGGTGACATTCATGAAGAATTGATGGCTACCAACTCTATGGAAATTATGCCAACAGTAATAGATTTATTTGGTGTATTGACTTGGTGTATTGAAACTTTAGCCGATGAATTCGGAAATGTCTTTGTTCCGTGCGTATCTGGTAATCATGGACGTAATACGCACAAAATTAGGGCAAAAGGTCGCAACTTCACATCCTTTGATTGGTTACTCTATCAATTTCTATCAAAGAGGTTTGAAAATGATTCCCGCATCCAGTTTCATATTCCTGACGGCTCAGATGCCTATTATTCAATCTACGGACATAAATATCTACTTACACACGGGGATCAATTTCGTGGGGGTGATGGTGTCATTGGCGCTTTAGGTCCTATCATTCGTGGCGACCACCGTAAACGGTCTAGGAACGCCCAGATTGACATGGAATACGACACCATGATTCTAGGTCATTGGCATCAACTTATCCAACTAGAACGCCTTATCGTCAACGGTAGCCTTAAAGGTTACGATGAATACGCATACGCTAACAATTTTGGATTTGAACCACCACGCCAAGCTTTATGGATTACGCATCCAGAACACGGTTTGACATTTAGTATGCCTGTTTACGTAGAACGTAAACAAAAAGAAATTAGCAAAGAATGGATTAGCTGGAAATGAGGTTAACGCCTGAAGTATTACGCAATTTATACAGTACGCTGTATTGTGTGTACCCTTTTACCAAATGGGATTTGCCATTACCTGAAGAAATTGATTTCCAAGTTGATAAGCATGATAAAACAACTATGGGCACGTATATGTATGACACGGGTGATGAATATGCACATACCATTACCGTATCTGCCGCATTATGTGGTCACATGATGACAGTAATTCGTGTGTTATGCCATGAATGTGTTCACATGAGTTTTCACCGACAAAAAGGTGACAAGTGGGCACATCATTCCAAGCAGTTTCGTACTAGGTGTTCTATGGTCGCCCATGAATTAGGCTTAGACCCCTTAGAATTATAAATACTTGGTGGCCATTAAATAAGCCCCATAATTTGCAACAGCATATCCAAAATACATCCAACCCAATCCAAAATTTCCTTTCCAAAAACTTTCAATGCAAATGTAAGCATAGATTAGCCCTGTAAGAATAATTAGATTACTACTCATTAATTAACGCTTTCGTTTGTTCAAGTAATTCTTCTTCCGTGATAGCGTACTCCCTTTCAAAGCGCTTTCTACCCATTCCGTGAATACCGGTATCGAATCTATGATGGGCTGGGCATAATGGGATAACAGGGGCATTACTTCTTTTGCTAGTTCGTCTAATGTGATGCAATTCTGCTGGCGTTCCCGGAGTTCCTTGATGCCGACATAACGCACAGCCGAGGTCAGCGATTTTACTATTACGGATTTTGTCATTCTTAGTCATTAATTAAATCTGCCTGGGGTACAAAAAATGCTAATCTGCCGCCTTGTGGGTCTTTCCAATACTTTTGTTGCTTTGCATGATAACCGTACATATATCCACGCACGTAATACTTACCATTGCTTCCAGTTAGCAAATAATATTTTCTTTCATCTGCATCTGTTGGATGAATTATAAGACTACCGTGTAAATGTTCAGTAGCACGTACATCATGCGGTCCTACATCACACGCACCAGGTGTACCTTTAGACCAAAAAATTTGCAAATGTTTAGCAAGCGCACATTCAGCTAATGCGCCTTCGATAGACATTTGCCAGCCATTACTATCTTTAGCGCCGTAACGGTGTTTTGAACCGTTCTGAAGGCATTGCACGGTACGTTGACATCCTACAAACGCCGCCATTTGAATTTCTGCTGGCGACAACTGGATTATGACGTCCATTGCTTTTTAATTTCACGTAAACAATCAACTTCTATAGCCATAGCATCATTCACTAACCGGTGTGCAATTTTTATAGCATCTTCATATTTTTTATTGTTTTGCAATTCGTAAAGCTTGTTAACATTTTTTTGCATACTAATAATTAATTCTGAACGGTCAATCATTTAGTTAGTCTTTCAAGGTTGCGGTTACTTGCTTCTTGGGTACGCCAGGCTTCAAAACGAAGCTTGGCCGCTTCTAATCTAAACTTCCACATTTCTGTTTTGTACGTTGCCGCACCAATAGCTTTGCATAAGTCTTGATATTCTTGACTGGCATAAGCTTCACGTTCTTGGGCGCCCAAACTTTGTTCAGATGATTGCTTCATCTTAATTGAACGTAATGAATGACGATAAGCTTCTAATTCCGCCAACTCACCTTTGGCTTTTGCGTACTCTGGTGCGTATTCATAAAGGTAATCAACGCAATCGTTTGGGTCAACAACTTTGGTATCTGGTTTCACTTTCTTCTTTCCATTTCTTTGGCCCAAGCATTAAGTGTTTTATCAAGCAATATTTGGTTATCCAAAAGAAGATTTTTAAGTTGAATAATTTCAGCGTGTTGTTTACGTAACATATCTGCGTGTTCAGTAAATGGGCTGTTACCCGACCTTACACTTTCACCGTAAATATCTAATTCATCAGCTAATTCATTTGCGTTCATTCTTGTGCCTTTCTTAGTATTGCTCTAGCAAGCGGAAAAATTACTTTATCACCAAGCCATACCAATCTTTGCTCTTTGCTGACTTGTTCAATAATTTCAAGTATTTCTTCATCTGTTACATCTATTGGTCGTTCATAAAGCGGAATAACTTTTTTAGCCTCTACTGGTTCATTTAACTGCAATGACATATTTTCCATGCCATCAGGACATTCTTTACTGACTACCGCATAAGCAAAAGGTGGGGTACTTTCCAACGATGTTCGAGCATCTTGAATCTGCCTAGTGTTCAGTTCTTCAGGATTTCCCCCATTGTTCTTTGCTGGATGGGTGTAGAGTGGTTCACCTTGACCAATTTCGTTATAAATCCATTCAGAATCTTCACCGATATTGCTTACGCATAGATTTCTCCACGCTACTGGTTCATTGTTCATAACCACATACCTTTCTGGCCACGGTTTCCTTTAGACCATTGGTCCCATAGGTCGGCAGTAAGTGTGTGGCGCCGTTTATTAAACTTAGGGTTAGCAAAATAAGCCCTGAACCCGACAAGGCCGAATTGATGCCGATATTGAAGTAGCTGGCGTATTTCTGATTCATATCTGAACCTTTCCAATAGCTTGGCTGATTCGCTGTCTATACTGGGCCATTGATTCACCGGCATACGCATTTAGTCCTAGTTCACGGCCTTTAGCCAAAGTTAATTCATCATTACTATACCAAGGCAATGCTGGCCGTTTCATTTCTTTTGGGGTCATGTCCAGTTCGTCAAGAAACCGTAAACCATTAATCCAACTACTTGCGTGTGGAATAAATTCTGTTGCGGTATCTTTTAACTTCCAGTATGCAACGTGTTGTTCAATTGATTCAACACATTTTTCTTGGTCATCTTTAGAAAGCCGCTTAAAGGCTACTTCTGCGGCCTTTTTAGCGACTTTGCGTGGGTACAATTTCCAAAAAGTATCAAACATTAGAATTTTGACCGTGTTGGGTTTGTGTTCCAAATAGCACGTTCAGCGGCTTGCCAGCTAGTATTGCCTACTTGAACACGTTTACCAGTTTTGGAATGAAGGTGCATTTCTTCTGTACCGTCATTGAACTGAACCAATGTTGCTATATGGCCAGTTGACATTGTTAAATATTCTTCTTTGTAGTCTGGTTTAACTACTGATTGGAAGTTAATTACTTTCATTTGTTTTCCTTTTATCTATCACGGTCAATCACCGTAATTAAGACTTTACTAAAGAAAACTTTACTATGCAACAATTATTTTATAAGTATTTATACCTATGTTGTATTAAAGCTACATTACCGTTTGGTGGACGAACCTAGCCCACCTGGTTCGCCTTCAACTGTTTTACCTGTTCGGAGCCACAGAACCCGCCAGTCGTTCAAGGAATCGGCACTAGCTTCGCCACCGACTTGTGTGCTGTTACATCCTTTATTCCCCCAGTAGCACTTTCGTCTTAGCCGCTGGTGGTGGTGAATCCCCAGCTAAGAACGGACAGCAAGTTTACATCAAATATTTTTTAGTTCAGGCCAAATTAACCACCAGTTGTTTGGAAACAACGTTTTTCTAGTGACTAAACCATGGGATTCTTTTTCGATTGTGGCGGCCATTGTTGTTAGGTGGCCAAACGGAATACTGTCGTTATTACGCCATTGACATACCGCCTGGACTGATACGCCACACAACTTAGCTACTTTTGCTGGCTTGCCCAATAGGTCAATGATTTGTGCATCTGTCATTTATTTTCCTCACGTGGTAAATATTGCTTTACTTTCGCTAAAGTTTACTTTAAATTCCTAAGTACGGCAATAGTGCCGTGATAAATAAAGGAGTTGACATGGATGAAATGGCCCAAGTAATGCAAGAGTTTGAAGAACGCTTAGAAGAAGCTTTGGAAAACATTGAACATGACTACGCATCACCGGACGATATTGCAGTAATTCGTGCGGCTTGCGGTAAGCCTAAACTTGTAAAGAATCAAGTATTGACGGAATTATTTAATGAATTTGGAACAATTTTTGGACAAGGATAAAAAAATGATAGTAGCTAAACAAAACAGTAGTGGTAGCACCGATTTCAAACTTCCACCCCCAGGAAGCTTTTTGGCACGTCTGTATCGCATTATTGATATTGGCACCCAAACAACTGAATGGATGGGTAAGAAAAAGATGCAACGCAAAATCATCTGTATGTTTGAATTGCACGGTGAAGATAATGACGGCAATCCATTAGCCATGGACGATGGTAAGCCATTGGTTGTGTCCAAGCGATACACCCTTTCCCTAGAT